GTGTTACCCTCTAAGGCATCTATAAGTCTTACTCTACCATAAGTCGCGGCAACTAAGTTCTGTGTAATTCTCGCAAGTACAGGTCCTTGTTCATTTTCCCTGATGTGTCTTGCGGCGAACTTCATCATATTCGACTCCTGATCATAGTTGTCAGTAGTCATAATACTAATGAAATTACCATATGAACCTTGTGTGAAATAAGGATATAAACCAAGATCCTCAAGTCTTGTTAAATCTCTAAGTGTTTCAACCGTATCGAAATTATCTGCGGTAAAAGTATTCCTTGTATCAGGAATTGCGAGATACGTTTGTAGGTTAGTATCTACCTCACCGGGATCGATATTGGGTTGGTCTCTTAAGTTTTCTACAGAATATGCCGAAGACGTGAATGTTTGGGGACCGTTTGGTTGTTGTAAGGTCCTCGCCAAAATACTATCTCTGAACTGTGACGTTGAATCGAAATCTAAATAACTCGGCATATTATCTTTTTTATATAAATAGATTAATGTGTAAATCCATCATTAATTATTTGATGTGTATGACCTACTATTGTCAACTATCCACTGTTCAGGATTTAATGTCCATTGTTTTTGGAAAGAACCTACGACTTGGTCACTTTTTACATTGTGTTCATGAATAACTTTTGTTGTTGTTTGAGTGGTTCCACCCTCAACCTTTTTTCTTCTTTCCTCTTGTTCTTCGAGTTGTTTGGTCATACCTAATGAGTCCTGTATTCCTTTAATTACTGCAGCACCACCTGAACCAAACTTTTCAACTAACGAATCGGTACCTTCTTTAAGCAAATCACTAAAGGATTGACCTGTGTCTTTAGCGTCCATACCCACTGCAGCCTCAATCACATTATCCGCCACTCCCGCAGCTCTTAGTCTCGCTAAGGTTACCAAGTAATTAACGTCTCTATTGATGTTCTCAACCGCAGTTACTTGTTTTCTAATGAGATCACCCTCACTAACCTCTTTAAATTCGTCTTGATATTTAAGTAGTGTTTTGGCAACACTTTGATCGATCTTATCTAATGATATTGCAGTTGCACCTCCAAACTGTTCTTGTAATTCAGGACTTGTAAGTGCAATACTCATCTTACCGTCCTTCATTCTGGCAATGTTAGTTAAGAATTCTTCTTGTTCCTCACTTAATCCTAAACCTGACATCATCTGACTCGCCTGCATTCTTTCCTGTTGTGCAATTGCAGTCTGAGTAAGGTCTTTGACATCCATGTTCAACGCCTTCGCAATATCTCTTGCTTGTCTAAGGTTCGCTCCCGTCACTTCGAATGCACCGGTCTCAGTATTATAGGTTGCTAAATTTTTGGAAACCCCTTCTAACGCACCTTGTAATCCCTCAACCTCATTGGTTGCCATATACATTAACCTAAGTGGATCGTTAAAATCACCAAAAGCAGCACCTAAAACTTGTAGGTTTGCGGATAGTTCTAACGCACCTTCGGGATCAAATACCTGATCCGCCACTTTAAATACGTCTTGTAGGTTCATTCTAACCTCAGTGGCCCTACGAACCATCTTTTCTAACCCCTCAACACTATTTTCGAATCCGTACTGATTTAATTTTTCTATGTTATCAGTAATACCTTTAATAGTAGTTTTAGATTGGAGTCCTAATTCTAATGATCTTTCACCAGCGTCAGCAATAGATTCTTGTGCCTCTGATGCTCCTATACCGACTTTCTCAAATTCCGCATATGCACCAACAATTTGTGTCATATCTAAACCATATGCTTGTGCAATTTGACCCGCACGAACTAACATATCAGATCCGACCAACGCAAACCTACCCGTACTATCAACCAACTCTTTTGAGGAATCGACCAATTCATCAAATTTAATACCCATCCTAATTAAATCAGGTTGAGCTTCCGATATTTGTTCTCTAAACTCTTCCGATAATGTACCTGTTAATCCGAGTTCCTCGTTTACTTGAGATAAAAGGTAACTTTGTTGACTAATATAAGTCTGTACACTTTGTAATGCACTTTCTTGGATACCATCGAAGAATTTACCAACTATAGTACTCGCATTACTCTGTTGGTATCCCTGCATAACAGCACCAAGATAGTTATCATCATTGGGTGCGGATGATTGATATTGTGCAGCCCCCAAAGTATCGGTTAACAATTTTATAAATCCCGACCCAAACGGTTGTTTAAGGTCCTTATCTTTATCTTTATTACCTGATGTAGAAGAATTTTGGGACGTGCCGCTTTGTATCTGTCTTTTAAATTCACTAAAAGACATATCATCGTAATTACCCTGATCGTAAAGTTTCTTCAGTTCTCTTTCACTCATACTATATAAATACCTAATCAGAAGGTTTTTCTAACTCAATAATTCTTTGAACATAATACCTTCTTAAGTATGTTGGCATTTCAAGAATATCCCTATGAGTGAATCCTTTTTTGACTAAGAATATAGTTTCAGTATACTGCGCGCTTTTATAGTCCGTAGAAAGGGCGAAAAAAGTCAACCCCAAAGTCAATCCTAAATGTGACTTTTTCTCCTGATGGGGCTATTGCGTGTTGTGTCAGATCGACACCGGGTTTGTTTTCTGTTACGTATTTTCTAAATTTTTGAGAATCTACAATTGGAAGTTTCTCAATGAAGTTTCTAATGTTCATCGGATCAGGATTTCCTGCTACAGATTTAATTAGTTTTTCTAATCTTCTTGTAATAATCGGGGGATTACCGAGTCCATTCCAATTATTTGCGATCTCTTCTAACTCCTCTTCATCTTTCTTAGATAAGAAATTAAATGTAATACCCACTTTAGATTTTTCCATGGTGTATGGATAGTCACCATTTTCATCCTCAGTCAAAGTAAAATCTTTGTATGAGAGTTCAGCCAAATCTACGGTATGTTCAAATGGTTCGTCTGTTTTCGGATCCTTTAATGTTAGAACCATTTCAGACCCAAACGCGGTATTCCTTAGAAAGATTAGGATTGCTTGTTGGTCTTCCATAGTCAATTCCTCAACAGGAACTTCTTTGGTAAGAACTTTTCTTTTTAATAACTCACTAATCACATCACCTTTCGCCACCAAGTTTGGTGAGGATAAGATGTTCTCATCCGCCGCAGTTAGATATGCGACCTTTACCGCCTTCGTTTTTGAAGGGTACATAAGTCCCCTACTTGGTAATTCAACTACATCATATGCAATTGTTGGGTCTATCCCATATTGAGGTCTGTCTTCCATATAGTTAAAATGTATACATTAAATATCAAAAAGTAAAGTTTATTTAAAATAAAAAAAGGGAACCCCGTTAAGAGTTCCCTTATAAATATTAGACAGATTTTTTTCTTAGTAGACTTGGATACACCTATCCATTCTCAATGTACAATCGATAGTTGCAAGTGCATCGTTGTTGTAATCTAATTCATTGAAGTTCAAATCAGTGATAAATGTTCCTTGTAGAATCCATTTTTCAACTACAACACCTGTTGGATCTAACATTTCCAACTCAATGTCTTTCTTGTAACCCGCAGCGTAACCCATTCTACCTGTTACAGACTCTGCGTGTAGTCTGAACCACTCCATCAACGCTTGAGATGCTGAAGGACCAATTGGGTCTTTGAATTTAACTCTTAGTTCATTCCAAACGAATCTACCTGCAACGTAAGTTGATGTATTTAGGAAAGGAATTTCAACAGAGTTGATTTTTGCACTCGGTCTTGCAGCCGAAGTAACGTACCATTCGTTGATACCCAAACTTGAAGGGAATCTAACGATAAATCGGTTAACTCTTTTCGGTTCGTAAGGAACCGGCATTTTCATTAATAAATCTGCCATGTCTGTATATTTGTTATCTTTTTATTCTTTTATTATAAATATATCTCTTATCGAAATATTTTTATTTTGTTTTGGAAAGTACTTGACTTTGTCAAAAATTTTCCGTATTTTTTTGTTACCCGGTAATATTAGCAAGTAAAATTAAATAAATAATTAAAGTTGCTATTATAATTAGCCAGTATACCGGGTGTCATCTCAATTTTTACTTTTGGATAGGGGAGAGTCGTAAGACCCTCCCTTTTCCTTTTATTATTTAGATGTTCTCGAATGATGCACCTGTTGGTGTTATCAAGAACTCTACATCAATAAATTCCAATGCTCTTGTTGGTTTGACATAAATCTTACCTCTTAGAGTATTTGCATCAATATCCTCAGGATCGTTTGATACGGTTACTCGGAATTCATATAAACCTCTTTCTTTCTTAATTGATTCAAGAATTGGATTTACCAATCTTAAGAACTCATTTCTTACTTGTTCGTCGTTTTGTTCGAATAATAATCTTACTGCAACTGCCGAAATAAGTTTTCTCGCTCTTAATAACAATCTTCTTACGTTAATTCTATCAAGTGCTGATTCTCTAACCTGTAAGGTTTTGTTACCCCAAATGATAGTACCTGTATCTGAGAATGTTGCGATTGGGTTAATTCTTGCTTTATATAGATCATCTCTATTATCCAAAGTAAGTTTCTTCTTCGCTTTAATTGCGTTTACTAAACCTCTTTGGTAACCCGCCACTGCGAACCAAGGATAAGAAACGTTATCGGTCAATGCGATATTCTTAACAACTTCACCTGTAGGTGGGATGTATAATTGAGTTGCATTATCCCCATCTCTTACTTGGATCCAAGGCCAATAGGTTGCTGTATAGTTAGTATCTAAATCAACAGTGTCTAATTGATCAATTATTTCATCAACATCAGATGTGTTAGGTGCGTTTACAATATATAATGAATCCGCTCTATCACCTTCAACCATATCGATTGCTTGGTTAACCAATGAACTGTGGTTATAGAAATCAATACCCGGTGTTGCGAAGATGTTAATATCTACTGATTCAGGGTTAGAGAATGTTTCAATTGCCTGTAAGTATGCGTAGTAATCTGAATTACCCACCGCAGAACTGAATACACCACCGTTAGTTGTATGTCCACTTACGTAAGTGTTCTTACCGAAAATGTGACCATCTCCATTAGTTCTTGTACCTCTGTAGATATCCCATCCATCGAAACCACCACATACTGCCAATGTGAACTTTCTAAATGATTTTGAATCTAATTTCCCTTTATCTGCACCTTCTAAATCGTAAGGTGTTGTCTTATAACCTGTCGGTGCATTAACTGATAAGTGGAATCCATGTGAAGTTTGAGATGCCGCATTTCCTTTATAGTGGAATAAATCAGAATCCAAACCAATTTGACTTGATAAACCTAAAGTTACCTTTCTTACTTTATCACCGTTTGTTAATTCAGGTTCACCTAAAGAAGAGTATCCAATAACATCACCTGCATCATTGTATTTGGTTTTATATAATACATTACCAATCTTACTTGTACCTAAAAGATCTGAAGTAAATCCTTTAAATCCAGCGGGGAATGCATCTACAGGGTGATCTTCTGCTAAGTTCAACATAATATATTTAGATCTTAGTTCGTATTCACCATCTGATGTACCAATCTTTCTACCAATGTACCCCGGTAAATCAGGATTCATTGAACATCTTGAGAACTTCTCAAGTACTGACATATTATCATCAGTGTCATTGAAATCTCTAACGATTAAATCAAATTCACCCGTTTCAATATCAATGTTTTGGATTTGTATTTTTACTTGATTGTTTGCTGCGTCACCGTCAGAAATACTTACGATACTAAATAAATCTGAAACAGTACCACCTCTCACTTCCGATACGATGGTTGGTGATGCGGGAGTATCCCATTGATTTAAGAAGTCGTTATCGACATCGTGATAAACAACATCAGTAGATAAACCTCTTACTAAACCTAAATCGTGTAAAGATTTTAATAGGTTAGGGTATTCTTCGAATACATAAACAGGGAATTCACCTTTTTTCTTATCAAAAACATCACTACCTAATACTTTAGACACATACTTTGTTGATGAGACATCTAAAGAACATGTGAATGTTTTAGAACCACTTGTTGATCCAACCGCAGTTAATGTGAATTCACCAAGAGGATTAGATCCAATTTCAGTAGATGAAATCGTTAGATCGGTATTACCCGTAACTTCAAGTTCTAATGATTCACCATCATACGAACCTCTCGATCTTAATGCCAATACAATCATATTGTCATAGTCGGCGTTTACTTCCGCAGACCACTCATATTGTGCAATGTTCCATCCATTATTTGCTGTGCTCCACACAAACAAGTATGAATAAACACCATCTATATTTCCTAAACCATCCTCCTTAAAGAATGTGTTGTACCAATTATTATTTGAGTTACTACCAATAGGTCCTGTGATTTCTAATGAGTCGGTTAATGATGCTGTATCATTCCCATCTACATGACCGATTGTGAACCATGTTCCGTCTTGTACCGTTAATCCTGTTATAAAATCAGGGATTGATGTTCCGTCGTTTGCTGTTTTGTCAGATAAATCATTGTAGAATGCTGACCCCGCGATACTTAAATCCGTGTTCGCGTTTGGTGTAGCACCTGATAAACTGTCAACCACTGAGTTGGTTAACGTATCTAAATCTACAGTAATTCCTCCTAATGTTTTAATCCCGAAAGTTTTTAGTGGTTTATATCCTGTTAAACCTAAAACTCTCGTTACGAAAAGTTGATTTGATTCTTGTAGGTATGATTTTGCAACATATCCTAATTCATATTTAGGGTTACCATCTGAAAATTTTACAGGGGAGGTAGGACCAAAATAGGTTTTGAATTCATCAAAATTTCTTATTAGAATTGGTTCAAATGCGGGTCCTTGAATAGTTTCACCCGCCAAACCTAAGGTAGTTACACCTACACTTTGAGCTACGAACGTTAGATCCTTCTCTGATGTATACACACCCGGAGAAACGAATACTCTGTTTGAATTTGCCATCGATTACTTGAGTTATATTTTTTATTGTCTTTATATAAATATCTTTGTTTTTAGTAAAGATTTCTCAACTTTTTTATTTTGAGATATTTAAAGATATAATTGTATCCTTTTTTATCTTTATGAGTATTCGAAAAACAAAAAACCTTAAAATCAGTGATAGACACCATGATAAACTAAAGTCATACTGTGATGAACATGGTATGAAGATTTATAAGGTCGTAGAAATGTGGGTGGATAAGTACTGTACCGATCGAAAAAAAGACCTATATGGTGAATAGTTAGAATAGATAAGTCACACCAATTCTTGCTCCAATCCTCGGTGTCCCCTTTAAAGTAATTTCAGTTCCTGAAGAAATATCAAAGTCTTCACCCTCTTCTTGTAAAAGACCGTTAATATCTAAACTTATTACACTATCAATATTATTAATCGTAGTGAATGATAGTGACGAACCATCATATGTGAAGTATTCGGTAGATACCTGTCTAACGTTACCCTCACTATCAACGAAAACACTTGATCTACCTTTATAATATGTGATAGTTACTTTCGCGTTCTCTCTTGGGGGTTCAACGAATGTGATTTTGGAGGTTAATGCAACATGATAAAAATCAATATCCCTTTCTTGTACGAGACCATTTATTGAAACATTAAATAATATACCTATAGTTTCCCCCACACTAAATACTGTTTGGAGTCCATCCGCAGTGAAAGTCGCGACTGATATCTCTAAATTTTTAGTGAGATATTTCTTTTCGTAATTATTACTTTGAATAAATTCATTCATTAAGAATAATCTACTCACCGCAGGTTTAACCTCGAATTCTTGATCATCAATTAAAAAACCAAGTAAAACGAATCTATAATTTTGAACGTAAAATCTACGAGAATCTAATTCAACGGGTGTGTTGTCTTCAATATTATCCAATACAATTGGTACATAATGACCTTTCACTGTCGTGTATGCCTGACGTGATGAGAATTTCTGTAGTACTATTTGATTGAATTTATTTAAATCTCTGAATTTAGTACATACAATACTTACCTCGTAAGTTATATCAATTGCCACGGGTTGGGGTATCTTATATATGTCAGCACCCATTTGAGTACCATTCCATGTTGGTACTGTTGCATAGTGGAATTGTTGTCTATCAGGTATTGTTCTTTGTAAACTCGGATTAGTTCCCGGCTGTACGTCAGGTCTTCTAATAACCGCAATAAAAGGTAGGGATGGATTCCCATCCAAATCCGCGAAATCCCACGTGTTTGTGAATTCACCCCATCTCTGTATGGTTAATATTTTTGGTATAATAGGTACCTGTCCTCCGTCAGATAAAACACTAAAGTTTTGTTTGACAAAGTCTAACATTCCTAAATCCAAATCATCATGAAGTACTGAATCAGGTAAAAAAGAATCTCCTTGTGTTATTTTATCTAATAACTCCTGTCTTCTCTCCACCAATTCATTTCCTTGGTAAACCTTTACGTTGTTTTTTCTTTTAGGATATCCCATTATACACCTCTAAATTCTGCCTCTTGTGCCGGAACACAAGTTATTGTTCTATAATATGGTTTGAAACCGAACATATTGTGAGTATTGTCCGAGGTTACTCTACCATCATTACTCACGGTATAATACCTTATTTTATCCTCTGTTTCAGGATATCCAATGAAGTCACCATATCTAATATCAATACCTAAATCCTGTAAGTGATCGATATAAACCGATAAGGTTAAATTACCGGGTTCCAAATACCTAACCGTACCATTCTTATAAGATGAGTTTTTAGGTTGTTCAATTTTAACTAACGCATTGAACTCGATGGGTGGGAAGAATTTTATCTGATCCTTACCAACCTCCGCATAAACC